AAATTAAAAATTAAATTAAATAAATTTTTCAATTAAAAACGAAAAAAAAAAATGTATTATAGTTTTTATTAAACTTTTTGTCTAAACTTTTTTTAAAAAGTTTTTTTTCTAAAAGGTTGTTTAGTTAGAGTAAGCAAGACCACCCATACCACTCATAATACGTAATACGTTGTAGTTCATAGCGAATAACCATACAGAAGCAGGAGAGGTAGCACCCATATTTAATCTAGCATTATCAATACGTGAGAAATTGCAAGTACCAGAAGGTTGATGTTCAGCAGGTTTTAAACAGAATGAATACATACCAACATCACCACCAGAAGCAACTGTAGCCCAGGCACGAGTTGAAGCAGTTAATGATTTACCTGAATGACCAAGACCAGATTCATAAGGTTGAACTAAATGATAATAATCATGAGGTTGTTCGGCCGCTCTGTCGTGACCATTTAATTGTAATTTAGTTTTAGTCCAGTCTTCTCCAGTCCAGAATAAAGCTTTAACAGGATGATTGAAGGTCATATCAATTGCTCCACCAGATGTTTCAGCACCAGTATGTTGGACTTGTTCAATTAAGTATTCATGTGATACTTGGGCGAATCTTCTGCGTTCATCAGTATCTAAATATAAGTAGTTGACTAATAAATCAGCAGATGATAATTTTACTGATAATTCAGTAGTGGTGGTATTTGTTTGAGCACCAGCGCCGGTATGTGGTTTTATTTTAGCAGCTGTTGCGGTAGATTCATCTATATCACCAGTAGCTTTTGCGACACCAACTAAACCAGAACCATCAGAAATTTTTAAATTAATTTTAACTTCATGATATTGTAAAGCAATTAATGGTAAAGCTAAACCAGGATTTCTATTAAACCAAAATCTTAATGGAAGATAAAATGTTTTAGTACCATCTGCATGACCTGCTGATGTAGCACATTTAGAATTCTTTGCTACTGAATTCATAACATATCTGTAATCATGACTTGTTTCAAATAATTCATTATAAATATCTAACCATTGGGAATAATGTTTATCAATTTTTTGACCTCCAATTTCAACTTCTACATTTTCTATTAAAGTTGTAATATCATTTAATAACATAAATCCTTCCCCACCTCCATCAGTTTTTCCTAAACAATCTAATACAAGTTTTAAATAAATTTCTTGGACTAAATCACCATTTCTGGCTAAAGTGCAAGATACTGAAGAACCGAAAGCGGCTGATCCAGTAAATTGTTGAGCAATACATTCTTTTGAGAAGTTAGTGTGTCTTCTGTAGACAACTTTGAAGAAGGTAATTTGGGGATTACCTGTAAGATAGACATCTTGAGCACCCATAGCGACTAATTGCATTAAACCACCACCCATTTTATATTTTTATATAAGAAAAAAATTTTGAATTAAATTTAATAAACTTTTTAAACTTTTTAAAAAAAAGTTTTATCAAAAAATTTTTTTTGGATTAACCTTTTCCTAAAAGGTTGTTTTTGTCTAAACTTTTTTCTAAAAAGTTTTTTTAGAATTCTAATTTACATTTTCCTTTTTCAATATGTAAGAAATTAAAATTTACACTATAAACATCAATTGGTATTTTTGTATTTATATTCAAATCATTTTTTATATATTCTGTCTGTAAATATAAAAATTTATCATCTATACGTGAAAAATTACATAATCCCGACGGTTGACGGCTACTTGGATGTAAACAAAAACTATATACATAATATGTTCCGTTTGGATCTTGGTTTTCTTCCATACGTGTCATTGTATCAGCACTTCCAAGATTACATTCAAATGGTTGTAATAAATGAAAATATTCACCAGTTTGTTCATAAAATAAATCATTATTATTAAAAACTATACGTGCTTTGTCTAAAATATATTTATATGGTAATCTCCATATTAAATATTTTGATAAATAACTAAATGTCAATTCTATATTATCATATAATCCATTTTGTATTTTATTTGTTTGATATTGAAGTTGTTCTATTAATAAATGTTGTTTATTTTTTAAAAAATAATTTCTCTCTTCCACATCTAAATGAATATAATTTGCCGATAATACTGCCTTATTTATTTCTACACTTGATATTATTTTATTTGATAAAAATACATCTGATTGACTATTTGTTTTTATTTTTATATTTACATCACTTCTATACAATGCTGCAATAGGTAGTGATGATTGACTATGTTTAGTAAAAAAGAAGCGTAAAGGAATATATAATTGAATTTTTCTATTAAACATTTTTGGTGTAATAAATTTTAATTCATTATTTATTTTATGTAAAGTTTCATCATTATTAAATAAATTATTATACATTAATAACCAATTTGTATCGTGTTTTTCTATTATATATTCATCTATTTCAAAAGTTATTTCTTTTATAAATTTTGTTAAATCTTCTTTTAAAAATCGCACATTAATATAAAATGAATTATTTGTATCATAAGTACAATTTAATCGTGTTGTTGTTACATTTGTTAAATCTAATTTTTTTGAACCCGAATCATATAAATTAATATCAGAACCTATTTCAGTTATTTTCAAATTTGTAATATTAGTATTTGTTAATGTATAAATATAATTATATAAATATAAATCTTGTGTTCCTGATGAATTATATTCATAAAAAATAGCATTTTTTGTAGATGAAAAAGTTGTTCCTGAAATTGTTAAATCAAATGTATCCGATACATTTACTTTTATATTTAAATTTAAATACATATCTTGTATTAAATCTCCATGTACTGGTATATTGGCATATGTATCCTTATTAAAATTTAAAGGAGCTTCAAAATAAACATCCATTAAATTTTTACTGTAATTACTAAAAGATTTAAAAACACTTTTAAAAAAAGATATTTGGGGATTTCCAACAAAAAATTCTGCCTCTGTTCCTAAAAATTTTAATTGTAATAAACCACCACCCATTTATATTAATAAAATAGAATTAAAATTTTAAATAAACTAATGTTTTATTAAACTTTTTTAGAAAAAAAAAATCTATTAAATTATTTTTGGATAAAACTTTTTCCTAAAAAGGTTGTTTAAAATGTAGTTTCATATAAATTACCGTTTTCTAAAGTAAATAAATTATAATTAATAGAATAAATATCTACATATCCTAAAGCACATATTCTTTTTGCATCAGATAATATTTTTAATTTTCCACAAATTATATTAGTAGAATTAGAATTAGATATTTTATGACAATAATATAATATTGTATATTCTGTATCACTATCAACTAATAAAGTTTTTTCTGTATCATTAAAACCTTCATAATATAATGTAGTTGGAATATTTGATTTACTTTCAATATATGAAGTTGGATCACTTGTTGTAATAATAATATCACAATTAATATTTTTTAAATTATAAGTAACATTTGTATATATAATTATATCAGGTGATTGATTTACATCTGATGTTAATAAATTTGTAGTTACAGTAAAATAAAAATTAGTAAATACAGAAGTAACATTAAAATGAATTTGAGTATAAATAGCAAAAGGATAAACTTCTAAATATAATTTATTAATTGTATCTAAATTTATATAACCTGAAATATCATTTTTAAATAAAGTAAAAGGTAAAAGTAATATTTGTGTATTATTTATATTTTCATTAGTATTTATCATATGATTATTATTTTTTAAATTTGAATGTAAAAAAGATATATATTTTAATTCTTGTGTTGTATATTTTAATCGTAAATCATTAATTAATAATTTAATTTCATTAATATTACAATTTTTAAAAACAAATAAAAGTGATTTACAATATTTTTTAAATGATATATTTATAAGATTTGATATATCTTCTTTAACAGATACATTTAATTGAATATTTTCCATATAATTTATAGTTTCCATAAATAAATAATTTTTTTTTAATAACTTTTTATCTTGTTTTTCTAATATAAAATAATTACAAATTAAATCTATATCATCTGCTATAACATCATTAAATAATACTTTTTTAAAATATATTTTTATATATATATTTTCATTACTTAATAAATATAATGGAATATAACTAGAAGATTTATGTAAAAAATGAAAATGTAATGGTATATAAAAAGTATTTTTATTATTTTTTGAACTTATTAGATTATATATTTTATATTTACTTTTATTATAATAAATATTTGAATACAAATTTAAAATATCTTTTGTAATTGTATCTAATAAAAAATCTGAACAATAAAATTCTATTTTATCTATAAAATCTATTATATTATTTGTTATTGAACTTTTTAATTTAAAATATAAAAATAAATCACCAATTAAATCATAATTATGATTAGATAAATTTATTGTTAAATTTGTTGTTGAATTTATATTATAATTTCTTGTAATTTCAATATTTTCAGGAGTTTTAACAAAATTACTATAAGATTTATAAACTGATTTAAAAAAATTTATATCTGGATTTTTTGTAAATTGTTTATCTTCTTTACCAGAATATAACATTTTAATAATACCATTCGGCATATTTATATATTATTATATAATAATATATGTTTAAATTAATAAATTTATAGATAAATATATAAATATTTATATTTTTTTTTATAAATTAGTTCATATAAAGTAATCCACCTTGTCCCTTTTCTATTTTCAAAATATTATAATTTATTCCATATACTCTAATTTTTCCATTTGTACTACCTCCACTTGTATTATTATTATTAAATGTTAATTCTAAATGTGAATTTGCTTTTTGAATTCTTGAATAGTTAATAGAACCAGAAGGTTGATATTGTCCTGGATATAAAGAAAATGAATAAGAATATATATATTTACGTGGAAAATACATTTGTGTTTCATATGGTAAAACATTACGATAATAACTAGCATCCATACTAATCATTTTATCTTGACCATTAATTGTAATTTTAGCTGAATTAAATGTTTCTGAATAAAGACTATTAGAAGATGTATAAGATAACCAATTATTACCTGTTTTCATATTTTGACTATGATTTGTATCATTTAAAATAACCCAATAAAAACTTTTAATTGGATGACTAAAATCTAATGGTATTTTTTTTGTATTTGTAGAAGAAGTAATATTTGTATCACTTAATGTTTGTAATTGATCAATTAAATATTCATGACTATTACTTGTAAAATATTTTTGTTCATTTGTATCTAAATGAATATAATTTGCTAAAATATTAGCAGTAATTGTAGGTGTAGTAGATGAAAATGTACTTATATCTGATTTAATAATTTCATTTAAATTTCTAAATTTAATTTTAATTTTTATTTCATGATTACGTAATGCGATTATAGGTAATGAACTACCACTATTTTTTGAAAACCAAAATGGTAATGGAATATATAATTTTTGTGCTGTATTATTTTCTTGAAGTGTAATATCTGTATTAAATTTTCCTATAAGTGTATCTGAACGTTGATCAAATAATTCATTATAAATATCTAACCAATTTGAATCTAATGTATCAATTGTTAAACCACCAATTTGAATTTCAGCACTTTCTATAATACTATATCCTAATCCATTTATATATCCCGCCCAATTTTCATTATTATTTGAACTAACTAATTCTGATAATTCAATATATAAATAAATATCACTTAATAAATCACCATCATATGGTATTACACAAATATGTTCTGAGCCATATTGAACTTTATTTTCAAATGATAATTTTTTTGTATCTTTTGCAAAATTACTATATTTTTTATAAACACTTTTAAAATAAGTCATTTGGGGATTTCCTGTTAAATGTTTGTCTTGAGGGCCAATAAAATTAAGTTGTAAAGCGCCAGCTGTCATACTTATATATATATAATTTATTATAACAAAATTTAACTTAAATTAAAATAATATAATTTAAAAAATATAAGTTAAATTATAATATGAATGAAAACGTTACTGAAGGTAAGTATTCAAATGTAGAAGTTACTAATAAAACTGTTATAGGTAATTTAAATTTTAGAACATATGATAATATAGTTTATGTAAATAATGTATTAAATACTGATGAAAATAATATTTTATTATTAGATAAATCAAATACTACTTATATAATTCAAAATTTATCATCTGTTGAATATAAAAAAACAATTACTCAAATAGAAAAATCAAATAAAGATATTTTCACATCTAATAATCATAATTTAAAAAAAAATGATATTATTAAATTACATAATATTCGTAGATTAAAACCCGATAGTACAACCGAATATATTAATTTATTACAAGATAATATACAAGCTAATACAATAACATATAAAGTAATAACAAACACTCGAAACACTTTTACATTAAAAACATTTGGTAATTCTACAAGTTCTTTAAATAATATTTCTAATATTATAAAAACTAGTAATCAAAATATAGATAATGGTTATTTTGAATTAACTACAACTAAAACATTACTTGAAAATAAAGTATGTAAAATAAATATTTCTAATAATAATACCGACGATTTAGGCGTTTTTCATAATATTATTATAAATGATGATGCCACTTCATTAGAAATAAATACATTAGGTGATGATAAATTAATTGGATATATAAATATAGGTAGAAATGATTTAATTAGTAATGATATAATTGAACAAACTGATTCAAAAACAAAATTATTAATTACAGATATTCCATTAAAATATTCTACTTTTGAATTAATTAATATTCAAAAAAATATATGGTTTATAAAAGGTCATATATTTTCAAATAAAATTACCCACAAATTAACATATGATACTGAAATTGAAGATTATAAAATAGATAATGCTAATATTTCAATTAAAAATTTTTATAAAAATTTTATTTATGAATTTGATATTAGTGATCCTTCCTTATTAGATTATTTATTTATTATTACTGATAGTGATAATAAACATCATTACAAAAATATTCTTCAATCCGGAGAAATGGGACATCCCAATTCTTTTATTAGAATTTATATTGACCCTTCTGAAACATTAGATTATATATACAAAATTAAGTACAAAAAAATTAAAACCAATCTCAATTACGAATTTATACCATTATATACTATTAAATCTACACCCCTTTATTTCCATCAAGGCTCTCAAACAACTTGTAATCCAATTGCAGTAAATGGTTATTATCCATTATATACTACAATTGGTTGTGCCCAGTCACATGTAGGTGGAAATGGTAGTTATCATTCTCATAATTTAGGAACACCTCCTGTAACATATTATATGCCAAATGGATTAAATCAGGATTCCAATGTAGGACCAATTACTCAATGGCACGGAAATTATGTAGAAACTAGTTCCACAACAAGTAGTTCAACAACAAATAGTTCAACAACTAATCAATCTAATCAATCTAATACTTCTACTTCACAATCCAGTGGTGGAAGTAGTTACTAATAAATTTACATATAAAATATAAAAAAATATATATTTTTTTGAATATATTTTATTATAGTATGATATATAATATAATTATACATAAACTATTTAGAAATAATATCTTATATATATATAAGAAGTCGTCATAGTATAACTGTTAATCTATCATTTTTGACGTACATTTAAATATATAATTAAATTATTTGATAAAATTTAAGTCCCTATGGTCTAGTGGTTAGGATACGTAAAATATGCTATTAGATAATAGCGAACAGCACTCAATAATTCCATTTTAAGGACGTGGCCCAGGTTCGATTCCTGGTAGGGATAAATGTGTTTAATTTAATTATATAAATATAAACTATTTAAAAATAAAAATATATTATAATATGGAAGAGGAGGAGGGATAAATCTCCTTATAGCACAATCTGGTAGTGCATCCGACTGTAGTTCGGAGGGTTCTTAGTTCAAATCTGAGTGAGGAGAATCATTTTGGGGTTTTCATTTCACACCCAAGTAAAATCAAAGAAATGAAT